GAACGTGGGGCTTGCCAGCGGAGCTTTGGTACCCAACTGCGTCTGGATAGCTGAGGTAACACCAGTGACGAAGTTGAGTTGAGCTGTAGTAGCTGTCGCCCCGTCCAGCTTATTAAGCTCCGCCGTCGAGGCCGTAACCCCGTCAAGGATGTTCAACTCCGCCGTCGAGGCCGTAACCCCGTCAAGGATGTTTATCTCTGCCGTCGAGGCCGTCACCCCGTCAAGGATGTTTATCTCTGCCGCCGTGGCCGTCACCCCGTCAAGGATGTTTATCTCTGCCGCCGTGGCTGTCACCCCGTCAAGGATGTTTATCTCTGCCGCCGTGGCTGTCAGGCCCAGATTGGTCAGGGCAACAGGGGCAGTCGAAGCCCCCGTGCCGCCGTCCGCGACAGCAAGGTCAGTGATGCCTGTGATAGTGCCGCCCGTGATAGTGGCGGTGGTCGCTGTCAGCCCAGCAAACGACGGACTGTCCGTCGTCGCCACACCTTGATCCATGTCCGCAGCGTGCTGAAGTTCCTCGCCAGCCACAGTCAAGAACACCAGCGCGGTGCCGCTCAGGTTGATGGCCACGTCACTGTTCGAGCTCTCGCTCACTGTGCGCGTAAGTGTTGGGCCAGACACGTTGTAGGTGCCTGTTCCGATCTCCCAGTTGTTGCCGTCCTCGATGGCGTAGCGAACAGTGTTGCCGTTCGCTACGCCAGCAGCGGCGAAGGTCTGGAACCCATCAACCGCTGATCCGAGAGTAATCGTGCCAGTGCCAGTTGTGACAGTGGACATCTTTGCGCGATTGACTAGCTTTACCATGTTTCTTCACCTTAGGAGATTTGCAGGACGCCGTTAGCCGCCGAGAAGTCCAGCGTGAAGCTGTCACCATCGTTGAGCGTCAAGCTCAGGCCATAATCGTAGTAGCCGATCAGCGGGTCCGCAGGAACCGTTACGGTGTCGTTGTAGAGATACACGTAACGGAATGGACCAACATCGCCGCCCGAAGCTGAGAGCGTGATGTCCGCCAGCACCAGCTTGTAGGTGCCGCCAGTCTGCGTCGAAGAAGTCGTGGTGACGTTGCGCGACGAACAGTTGGCGTAGCTAATCGCCGTGACGTTGGCGAGGACGCCGTTGCCATCGGTTGCTGGGTTGCTGCTCTCGGAACCAGGAGCAGTGTTGGAAAGTGCGACGACGACTTGATCGCTTGCGAGGTCCATGTTGTGAACTGCGTTGACGACGAAATCGTTTACCTTGTTGAATGTTGCCATTGGAGGTCTCCTTTTGCATGCATGTGCTTACATTGTAACTGTTTCGGGCAATTTTGGAAAGCCAGTTGACTATTGCGGTGCCAATGGCCAGTCGATAATCTTTGGCCACTCAGGTTGAGAGGTCACATCACGCAGAGCTTGGCGGTAAACAGCCCATGCGCCTTTGTCAACAGGTGCGTCGGGCATCTGCGTCCAGTCGCTGGCTAAGAGCAGGTCGTTGCGCTTTAGCCTTGCCTCAGCAGCTAGCTCTTCGTCAGTTGGCTCAGGGAGCGGTGGCTTAGCTCGCTGTTCCGCTTTTCCAGTTTCAATGTCAACACACAGCAGGCCTGTCTCTTGCCAGCCGTCAATCTGACCAGTGACATCGAACCGCAGCGGATGCATCGCGTTGTGCGGCTGGATGTCGATCTGGGATTGATCGCAGTCGACTATCACCTCAATGATGCCTTGCTCGTCTGTGAATGCATACACGCTCATTTCTTCAACTCCGAAAGCAACATTGAACGGTGAAAGATAGTCAGGCCGTTGCTCCCACCAGCTGTAAAAACGCGCAGCTGATACGTGATGACACCAGATCCAGGATTGTCGCGGCGATTGAAGGAACAAGAACCAAGCCCCCAGCCATAGGTGTTAGTGTTTCTTACACGAACTGTCCCGAGGAACCCAGTAAAGATTACAGTCGAAACGCCATTCTTGATGCGTATTAACTGAGAATTCCAAGTGTGATCTGTAAACTTCAAGGAGTCAATGTCGCCAAAAGGCTGCAAAAAGAACGATGATGCTATGTTGACGGGTGCGCCTGTGCAATCGATTGAAGCTGTGATGATGATTGAGTCTGCTGGTGTCGTAAGCCCGCCAGAGTTTATCGTTGTCGTCGAATATGCGCCGACTGTGAAGGTGACCTGATTGTCGCCTATCTTCGCTGTCTGGATTGTCGCATTCTCGATTTTGGCGTTGGTAATGATCGAATTGTTGATCTGAGCGCTGTTGGTAATGATACCGCTAGTTGCAAGCAATCCACCTGTGATTGTGTTGGCGACAATCTTGTTACCAGTGATTGTGTTGCCGAGTATCTTGCTTGCGATAACAGAGTTAGCCTGAAGTTTTGGAGTGCTGATCGCATTATCTGCGATCTTGGTCTCAGTTATAGAGCCAGCGGCGACATCAGCAATTACAAGCACCCAAGCCGAATCCGTCCACTGATAGAGCTTGCCGTCTGTGCGGTTGTAAACTTTCTCACCGACGAACGCCCCAGCAGCTGGCAGCGACGTAACATCGCGGATCGCATACAGCCCTTGGTCCGTGAACAGAGAATAGATGCCTTCCGCAAAGTCATCATCGTCGATGAAGGTCGTGGTGCCTTGAACGCCGCTGGTAAACCCTGACTTGTTGCCAGAATAGTCAACAGCCTTGAGGAAGTACCAGCGTCTGACGCTGATCCCAAGGTTGGTGCGCACGAACTCATCGCCAGCAGAGATGCCAACCCGCGTTGCACCAGCAGTCGTGTTGGTTGTGTTCTCCCAAACCTCAACAAAGTTAAAGTCGAGGTCTGCAGGATTTGTCCATCGCACTGTGATGTAACCGAACCCGCCTGCTGCGGTTATGGCTGTGGGCAGCCCAGGAGCGGTTGTGTCGCCGCCACCCGTAAACGTGGCACTCGCCCAAGAGCCGCTGATGCCTGCTATAGTAACAGCGCGCACACGGAAGATGTATTCAACACCGTCGACCAACGGCATGATTTCAAGGCTGGGGTCGTTCGAACGTGTGGTGTTGTATGCGCTGTCAACCAGAGCCTTCCATTGAATCTCGTAGTAGCTGACGTAGGTGCTCTCAACCTCGTCCCAGCCCAAGATCGCAGAGTTGATAAACGTCCCGTCGCCCTGAAGCCGCCCACCACCAGCCACTGTCAGGTTGTTTATCGTCAACCCGCCGAATGGGGTGGGCAGGTTGGTGTTGTTCTTGATTATCTCTTGCTCTTCGGCATTCCAGTTGAATGCAGCCGAGCTCGTCTCGCGCAGCGACATCTTGACGCGCACACCACCTTCTTGGGTAATCAGCAGCTGCCAAGACGAGACCTGAAGCTCCTTGTTGGTCCATCCGTAGTCGGAGATTGTCAGCCGCACAGTGTCGCCAACCTCAACACCGATCGCATTGAGCCCGAACTCAGCGATGAATGTCATCTGCTCGCGCATGCGGAACAGCATCTGCTTTGCAACGCGCTGAGCTCGTGCGCCATCGTTGATGAACAGGAACGACGCATCCAGTGTGTTTTCGATATTGTTGTCCTCAGCCAAGAATGCTGAGCTCTCGATGGAAGGATAGTCCTGCTCGATGTAGTCGCTGCCTTTATCAACGAACGTGCCTGTTACGCGGTTAAAGCTCTCTCTGCGAGAGAACCGAGTCTGCACCGAGATCGTGGAGCGAAGGTCGGCCAGCGTAAATGTCTTGACTGGTGCCTCATAAACACCAACACGCAGTTTCCAAGCACCGCCAGAGAAATACAGATCGCCGTTGACGCACTGGACCATCTCTTGCAATGCACGACCAGTGGTTGATGCTGCGTTTACCACCCCGTTAATTGTGTACCGTTTCTGCGAGCCGCCGCCAACAGTGGTGACGAACTCATCGCTGTCGTTAGCTGCCGAAGAGAAGTAGGTGTTGTCCACCAGCGGATCGTTCAAGCCATATTCAGACGTGATGTAGTCTCGGATGCACAGAGCCGCATTTTCGGTCCAAGCTGTTGTGCCAGTGCGCGGATCAAACACGCGCTTGCCTTTGATTACAGCTGTGAAGGTTGGCACGCCGTTGGCGAAAACCTCGTTGGAATGATCATACTGCATCCGAACATATATGTAGGCGATGTTCTTGCCAACAAAAGACGACGTTGCGGATGTTTCTGAAACCAATGCGCTGTCAGCGGTCGTCTGTGATCCGTTGTATTTGCGGATGCGAATGGTCTTAACGTATTCGCCTACGCTGCGATCGTTCCCAGACGGGAACTTCTTGATCAGCCACCTGTTATCAGTTACGAAGCCACTTCCATCAAGGCTTACGACCTGATCGTTGACGTAAATATCGCCGACCTCTTGAACACTGTGGCCTGCCAGCGCGATGACAACGTGCAGGAATGTATCCTCGTTCCTCCCACTATTAAAGTTGCTGTTCGTGCTTTCCATGAACACGATGGTGCCGCCCTTGCGGACTTCGCCATAGACGTATTCTTGGGTGGAAGCAGCCTCGCGCGAATTGATTAGCGTTGGTGAGTTGGGCTGTCCCTGTGCTTTAGGGGCCAATGCCGCAACAGCCAGCGAGGTTATGGCAGTGGTGGCAAGGTAACCAACAACAGCACCAAGCGTCAAAGTGTAAGTGCCGATTGTCAAAATTGAGGTCGCAGCCAAAGACTGACCAAGAATCAGCGTGCCAACGGTAATGGGGTCGCGCGGAACGCGGTCCCAGTCGTTGTGGCGCATGACGTTGAATGGCTGTTTCATTTAATCCATGCACCTTCAATTTCGCTCAGCGGCAAGAAAGCAATCTCGCTGTCGCCGACGAACACCGCATTCGTCCCGTTGGCTATTCCCAAAGCACTGCCCGTAATCCAACGCCCGACCTTGGTCGTAAGAACCAATGCACCGCGCGATGGCATCCCCTCAACCCGCGTCAAGTGCTTGTCAAGTGCCTCTTCAATTGTGTCTGCTCCATAGTGTTTGTTGATCAAAGTCTTGAGAGCCTTGGGTCCGCACTTGGCATACTTGCCCATGATCTTGTCAGCGTAGCCTTCGCCGTGCATCGCCGCCCATGCTCCATTGGTGAAGGTAAAGCAGTCGTGCTTGCCAAGATCAAAGCACTTGTTCCTGCTTTCTTCAATGTAAGAGATTAGGCTTTCCCTGTGCCCCATTGTATTTCCTTGTCTTGAAGCGAAGCCACAGTCGAGAGGAAATTGTCCCCAGGATTGCGAGCAATGTGATTCTGTTGCGTGTAGCGACGGGTGTTTGAACGCTGCAAAGCCACCAGTTTGCTTTCAACGCTCAGGGACAGCGTTACAGTTTCTGGCCCTTTCTCGTGCGTCATGACATCCATGAGACCAGCGAACACTTCAACAATCTGCGTGACGCTCGTCTCGCCGAACAACACACGGCATGGTCTGCCCTGATAAGGCTCCTGTAGTGCCAGCGAGACGATGGTCTGGTCAATGCCTGTCAGCGTCAGGTTGATGCCCTTGGCTGAAAGGTCGCCGACCTCCTCAATTCCGCTGATCGCCAACAGCTGCCCAGCGCCATAATAGATGTTGCTCTCGATAATGCGCTCACCGTAGCCTGTCCAAAGTCGGAT